AGTAGTGTGCTTCTCTTAATACACCATTTATATATATATCCTATTTAAACTAGTTGATTTAATGACTTAATAACTAATATCATAACAATATTCAAAGTGAATTAAAAGAATGAAAACCCGGATTTTTCAACTTCATCAGCCCAGCTTAGGTCAGGAAATTCTTTTGATACAAAGTTTCTATATTCAGTCTTTAGTTTCTTAAAGACTTCAAGAATTTCAATCTCAAGTTTTTTTTCCAAAAAATTATTTGGTAAATCCAATTTGATCATCACATTTTTTTCCACAAATTCTAAATCTAATTCAAATAGTTTATCTTTTTTAAAGAATTTCTCTGGTAAACTGTTAATATCATGGAATCCTTTATGAGCTGGTGTATCCAATGAATAGAGATGTAACATTTTTACGAAAATAGAATCAGCTTCTAAACTTACTCCTAGCTTCATTTTCATATTCTGAATAACTTGGAATTGTCGTATTAATATTGCTAGGCTTTTCTGATAATCTCTGACTGTTTTTTTATCGTCACGTTTTGTCATCATGTATTCTACTAATTTCTCTTTGTTATTGACTATGTCCATTAAAGTTGTTAATGAACTGTACGGAGTTTTAACTTTCATCTTAAATATAACATCAAAGTTAAATTCTATATCAAGATTAGCATCATCAAAACAAAATATTTCTGTCCTTATTTCTTTAGGTGCCTCTACCAGTGTTTTGTTAGTGTCTCTGCATTTAAATAAATCAATAAAATTCAATAATGATGCAAAACTGGGTTTTTGTGTACCTTGAAAACTAGCAATGAATCTAATATAACTAGACAAAGAAAATGTACCGAGTGCATCAATGTCACCCTTTAGGTTTAATAATACAGATATAGGTCCCCTTCTGCTTGTTTGGTAAGATTTTAAAGCATCATTAATTTTAAAGTACCTACAAGACATATTGTTTATATTTGAATTCATAATATCATTAATTTCATAATTTGTCTCATTACTAATATGAATATTTATTGGACATAACATTAAATCAGTTTGCAATATATCCTTGTAATACTTTGCAGTGTATTTTGCGATACCTTTATTCCAGGCCTTAACAAAGTATATACTGTTATCATCCATACTTATAGGTGGGTCAAATTCTATTTGGTCCAATTTCATATCATATCTGAGTTTATTTAACATTATGTCTAAATCCTTATAAATCAATTGATTTAAATCCAATCCTCTCTGGTATGTAAAAATCATATCAGTGAATTTCTTATTATCACCTTTCACTTGCAAACTAGATCTTAAATTGTAATAAATGACATCAAACTCACCAATCATACCTTGTCTGAATGATTGTTCCTTTAACCATGCTTGTGAGACACTCTTTATATTGCTAACATAACTTTTAACAGTTGTTTCCTCCAGATCACCCAACAGATTCAATAGTGCCATAAACTGATGTGGACAATTTATTCTCACTAAATCATACAATTCACTAATTGTTGTTGATCCTAAACTACAATTTTTAATTATTTGTAAGATTAAATTTGCCCTAAACTCAGGTTTTATATAACTCTCCATGAATGTTGTCATTGATCTAAAAAATGACTCTGCAGTGTTGATAGTATCTAATTGTTCTAATTTTGTTATACCTTTTGCTTTAAATTTTAACGGGTTGAAAGTTAATTTATAGTTGACAAGGAACTTATCCCTTTGGAGTGCACCTTTCAATGTAATCAAGAACTCCGTTAAACTATAAGTTCTTTTGGGCAACAATATTGACATATTTCTTTTGTTTATCTGTGTTGTGTATAAGTACAATATTTGTAAAACCTCAGTCCATATTGATAATTGCTCCTTCACATACAAATTTTGATCATTCATATGTTTATAGTTGTAATCTCTTAAATAAGCCTGTAACCCTGATTCAATAAAATACTTGAGCAATTCCATCATATCACTGTATAAAACTGTGTCCTCACTTGGCTCTATTCCTGATTCAATATATTTCAATAACGACATTATAATACTGTGAGGTGTACTTAAAAATGACCTAACTTGACGATATTCTTGAAGTTTCTGGGAATATACTGATTCCTTAGCGCTATGGGATAATTCTTCCACTGCGTACTCTATATTATAGCATGTAGATGTCAGTGGATCATTTGTTATTTTTGATTTGTACACAACCATCATATCATCAAAACTTATTTCCTTACGTTGAATAATACTCCTGATTCTTTGAAATGCTTCAACAAAAGTTAGTCTACCTAATAATTGGTTCCGGTTTGGCTCAGCAAGATCTATATTTGGTTCATTATCTATGTCATTTAAAAATTCTCTATCAATACATTTTGAACCACTTGATATTATTTGTTCTAGAAATAATTGAACAGGGCTTTGAATAGACAGAGACTCTTTAAACTTTCTTGAATTGTATCTAAACAGGATAACCTGTTTAAATGCCTCAAAATCTAATGGCTTTGACACCAATAACTCTTTGTTTGATAACATGAACTCATAATTTTGTAATTTTTCGGCCTGTGACATGCTTGTGAAGTGCTTATAACTTGTTAACTTCTTTATCAATTTTAATGTTGTGAATTTTCTTGGTGTTAGTAAAGACCTCTTTGACATCTCGTAAGTTTCACCAATGCTTCCCGATGGATCAAATAAATCTGTGATGCAGAACTCTTTATAGAATTTTATAATAAATTTTTCATATTCATTTAATAACTTGATGTCACTACTATTGAAATTTAATAACTGTTCTTCTATAGTCTTATACTTTATTGTGTTAACTAATTTTGCAATCATAGGTCTTAGAAGTCTTATATCATTTGCTACTGTTCCTAACTCCACAAAATTGGATAAGTCAAAAAATGGGTAACCACCAATCTCAAGAGGAAGTAGAAACCTATCATACCCAAATATATGGCCTGGATCATTTTTCATACCAGGTAACATGCTATATGTTCCATATGTCATTTCTGTTGCACAACCAATAGAACAGATTGCTAAACTCGGTGGACACCCGTGTCTAATAGCAGTTTGTATGCCAGATAATCTTGCTGTTAAATCCTCATATGGGCCAAGAAATGAACATGCTCCTACAACTGGAAATAGAAATCTATGATAAACTGAGAATGGTTCTCCATTTAAATTATGCATACTTATAAATTCCTTTATTATGCTACTAATGTATGTTTTTTTTGTGTTTAATATAAACCCAAATTGTCTCATAGACAATTCTAATAATTTAAATATAGCTGTAGCTATTTTTTTATCTTGTGATTGATTATATATATTAGTTGTCTTCTCTGTTTCTAGAAGGGTATCAATTTTCTCAATCATACATACTCCTGTTTGATTGTCATCGCTATGAACTAGAGATACTGTTAGGACGTTGTCAATTCCCATGGTTTTAGCAAAGTCAAAATTTAAATCTTTATAAAAATCCATTGCAATACTATGGCAAAAAGAACTCATATAATTCAAATTACCTTGGAACCAATTTTGAGAAATTGTAACGCAATTGGTTGACAAATTATTAGTCATTTCAATAATAGGGTCATCTATTCTTTTGGAATATTGATCTAAAAGAATTCCCATTGCAGAATCTGGTAAAATTAATCTCTTCCGCATATATCTACATAAACCCAGAGATATAACTTTCTTTTCCTTTGATCTTAAGCTCGGATTCAAGGCTATTAAAAAGAGATATTTAGCAGTTATATCTTTTGCAGACCACTTAGACATATCAGCATTTATTTCATTCATATATACATTGTACTTATACCGTTCATTTGATTGAAACTGGGTTGCAAAAGAAAACAATCTGTTCCTAGAGTTTTCAATATCTAACACTTTGACATCACCTGGTCTACTAATCATCTCATTCATATCCTCTCTAGAATAAGTCTTAAATAATCTTTCTATAACATATAATAGAATTTTCCCTTCTAATTCCATCTCATAGATCTCCCTATCTTTTGCTGTTCTTTGGTCCTTACAGAACAAAGTTGAATAATAAGTTTCGTGCGATAATATACATTCACCTGCAATTTTTATGAATTCCTTATTTTGAAACTCACCAATCTTATCATATAGTCGATCAAAGACCCTTTTTGTTATATAATCTGTGTAATTTTTGATGTTAGATCTTATGGCCTTATAATCATGATGCTGGTATAAACCTGTTTTAAGCAGATTACTGTTGTCACTATCTTTTGGGGTAATTTCCATATTTTCCCTAACAGTGTGTGAATAATCTCTTAAACCTTGTTCAAACAGATAATATGAGTTATTGTAGACTTTTAGATTTGCTTTCATAATCCCAGTTTCAATCATATACTCCAGTTGATTTACATTCTTTGTAAATCCTGATGGGAATATGTTAGTTATACCCTGCATTTTACTTGAATCATTATATAATTTCATGGCATTAACAAAAAAACCTACACTAGGTGAATCCCATTCAAATTTGTCCTTTAGATTATCCCAACAAATGCAAAAAATGTAATACCCATTTTTACCACTTAAACGAAATGTGTCACCGATATTTGAACCTTGTATCCATGTCTTAAACTGCTTGCTCGTTTTAATTGTATCCATTATAACCATCTTGCTGCTAAACAATTTACTAGAAAAGACTTTGTCTATCGGTATATATAAAACCATGTCATCTAATATTTCTGGATCATAATCAATTGTTATATACGATCTTGTGTTGGGCATTTTAGTTTTTAGAGCAAGTTGAACCTTTTTATCTGTACTATGTATCTTAACATCAAAGAAATCTCCTACTTGAACACATGATTTGGAGCTTGTCATTGTTGGAATTTTGTATATTGGCTCTTTGAACATATTACTTGTCTCAACATTGTTTCTATACCTTGCCCCCTGTTTCACTAATCTTTGGTAATACTTGGCTGAATAATTTAAGAAAACTGGTAAATTGCAATATTGGCTATCTGACTCTTTCCAGAATTCTTTCATGTCCTTTTTTGTCTCAATTTCTATTTGACAAGGAACTTTAGTTAAATCAATTATGTTATGGTGGAATTCATGTAATCCTTTTGAATTGATATAAAAAGGTATAAAGACTTCATTTAAATAACCCTTTAAATCTAAGTCACCTTTAAAATATATGCTAGGTAGGTTTTTTATGGATTTAACACCTCTTCCTTTAACTTTATCTTCGTCAAAAAAAACATCCTTACAAACAATACCTTTAAGTTTCTCGTTAGCAACATATGAAGCATCTTTAATTTTATTATAGATCCAGATAGAGAAAGCAGTCTTAAGTGAGGGTTCAAACTTTTCTCCAATATAAGATTTAACATCACTTACTTTAGCGCTTGAGCCCATTAATATATATCTAGCAGGTTCTGTTAAAGTCATTAATGATTTTGTAATGTTTAAAGATGAATAAAAACTATAATTTATAATACTATCAAGGTCACACCCTGTTGTAACAAATGATGATGAAATTAAGAACATTAAAAAGGGGGCTTCAACCAATCTTTTCGCTCTCTCTTTGTTTAATCTAATTGGATTTGAAATTAACATTTCAAATTCTGTGCCTGTAACTGGAATTCTATACCTGTCACACCCAGCGTAATATTCTATAGAATCTCCTTTTTTTACAAAGCAGCAACTTATAAAACAAATCGAACTTTGTGCATACTTTATTGACATAGACGGAAGTAATATTAAGAATGAACTTTTATTAGCGGAGAATACTAATCTATAGGTTTTATAATTTTGGAAATTTGCCACTGACAAAGCATTCTTTATTAATATACTCATATCTGTACAGATCTTATAACCTTTAGTTTTAATAATATTTTCATATAGCATATAATTGTCCTGATCAATGTCTCTTGTTTTATTTATGTAATCTTTTAAAACAGTCTTAGAAAACTCCTGTGTAGGGCTAATTTGTGCTAACTTTATATTGTTGAATATTTCATTAACTTGTTCTTTCAATGACTCATCAAAAGGTGATAGAGAAAATGGCTTAGTTTGTTCAGGAACCAAACCCTTTTTAAAATCATTTGATTTGGAAATATCTATACCACAAAAAGATGTAAACAGCTTCCGATTTGGGAAATTCCTTAGTAGAAACTGCATATCATTTACCATTATCCCGGGTAAATTAGGTGAAACACTCTTTGATTGGGATTTTTTTTGATATTTGGTGTTATTTGAAAAACCCGTCCGATTGCTTTTAAACTCTTGCACCATAGAATTATAGCTTGTTTCATAACCAGCCATATCCATATCTTCCCCTAAAATTTTGAAAAATTCCTGGAAATGGTCATTCCTTATTAAATTATTTTTATAACCTATTACTTTACTCCAATCTAGTAATTTAATAAGACGTCCAAACAAGCAACATTTTTTAAAGTTGTTCATTTCTAAGTCTGGATCAACTATATCAATTGTTGATACAAGTAAATGCACAGTAGGCTTAGAGTCAGATAAATTATTACTTAATGATTTTGTTTCTAAAAGTTTTGATTCTAATATCCTCCATCCGGAATCTATATTATCCTTATTTGGTATGAGTTTTTCTAGATCTGATAGATTTCCTAACATTTTCTTTTTTGTTTTATTAGCATTTTCTTGGGTTTTCTTTATTGTTTCTTTGTAAATTTCCTGCATTTCTATCCCAGACATTCCAACATTAGAGTTCAGTGACTTTGTGTAAATTCCTAAGATGTCTTTATCCAGAGACGATTCGAAATCAAAAAATGTCACATCATTTTTCAACGTTTGATCAACAACTGAGTCATCTACATCGAACCAATCTTCTGTAACCTGTATACTATCACCGATTCTGTTTCTCATGAATATATCATCATCAGAATTTTGTATTTCTAAGACTTCTAACATATCATTTATAGACTTAATTTCTTCAAGATTAATTTCAAACCTATACTGATCTAGAAACTCCATTTGATTAGACCATATCATTAAAGTATCAGGATTTAAATTAATGACAATCGTTTTGAAATCAATAGGAAGTAGTTTTGGAACCCAGTTAAACGCATTATTGTACTTTATTAAAGTCTTCTCGATATTCATTGTCGACCTACTAACTTTATAGTCAATGATTAACAATATGTTGTCCTCTATTTTATAATTATCTGGAGTCACCTTAAAGTACTTTTCCAATCTAAAGTCATATTTATTCAATAGATCTTCAATAATAACTTCAAAATCTACATCATTCCTAATAGGTATATCAAGTGCAGAGCAGATTTGTTCACCGAATATGTCATGTCTGCATTTTATTAGGGAATTATAAATTTCAGCATTTTGGAAGCCGTTGTTACTCCGTTCATTGAACTTCTTTTTGATTATTTCATAATTCTCCATTGTTTAAATTAGCTTTAATAGATCTTTGATAGTGTATTCTGTGGAGCACACTACT